ATAGAAAGCCTCCATACAATGCTTATTTCTCATTTAATAAGTTCCTCAATCCAAGAATTTGCTAAATCCCAAGATACCTTCATTATCGCAAAAGGCAACAAAATGTAAATACCCATCTCTACTAAGATTTTTGCCACTTTTTCCATTGCACAACTCCTGGTATCTCTGGCATATTTACATTCTCTAAAGTTCTAGCCGACAATGCGCGAAACTCTGCCCATTTTTTTTGGTACTTAGCCTGTTCGCTTGCCGGTACATAGCTATAAATCTTGCGCCACCGAATTGTAATATCTGTAGAACTTGGTGTGTAAATAAAATCATTTTCTTGCATATTTTCTCTCCGATTCTCGTTTTAGACAAAATGCACACTTCCACCTTTTTACTGGTTTTAGTCTGCTCCCTGTTTCTACCAGCTTAAAACCATCTTTTGACCGATAAATTTGGCAACTATGACACCACTTTGTTTCCATCCCATCCTTCCTTCATATATCCATATTCCGAGGCATCTGCTACTGCTGTGAGTTTTAAACAAACATCGCATTGGTCGATCCATACCCTATGATTCTCCCCATTTTTGATGGGGTGTGAACCCCATTTTTCTCCACAATCAAAACAAACATTATCAGGCTGCTCATCAGCTAGTTTCACTTAGTTCTGCCTTCCGTTTTTCTTTGGCATCGTTCACCTTCTTCATTGCCTCTTTGTCCTTGGACACTTCCTTAAACGCTTGGGCAAAGTTAACCTTTAGTTCTGGGATGTCCTGAGAACTTAATATCTTTTCTACAAACTTTGTAGAATCTACCTCTATATCATCCCACAAATCCTCACCGACATAAAGTGATAAACCGAGACCATGTAGAGCAATGGCTTTCGCTAGACAACGCTGCATAGCTGTATTAACAGAGAACGCATCTGGATTAGCAATGGCTTTGTTCCTGTAATCCATTACCGGCAACTGTGCGGTCATAGACTTGCCAAACGCATTGACTGTACAAAACACCATCACAGTTTCACCAAATGCTACAGGAGTGCCATAAGACCAAGTGGCTTGTGGATCTCGTTGTAGCAATGTGTCCACAGCCCACGCCCAAGAAAGGTAACTTAGTCCATTCTTGCGTTCAATTTTGTCCGATACATCTACATTTCTAAGTTCTAAATATTTACTCATACATTCCCCTTTTCTTTAAAATTTCTTTCACTAAAAATAAATCTGATTCGTAATAACATTGGTGTTTTGTTTTTCTTGAATCTCTGTATTTCTGTCGAATAATTTGAATTTCTTTTTGTAACAAATAATCTTCTTTGCTTGGTTTTGATTTTTTAATAAAACAAGTTAAATGTAAAAAAAGTTCTTTATTCATAACAACTCATCTTCAATATGATCGTGGACTAAAAAATAAACTGCACGACCAAAGTTATGCCAATCACCTTTCTCTGCGTATTGGCGATACAACTCCCACTTCTCAGCACCCTTCTTGCTTTCTACTGCTTTACCAAGATACTCTACAAAGTTATCTACATCAAGTACATCGCAATCAGCACCCTTCTTCATGTGGTTTTCCCACAAATACTCTTGTTCGCTAAAAGCTGGTCTGCTTTCAAAGTCAGGCATAAAGTTCTCTTTCATACAATCCCCTTCTCTGTTGCGTACCACATAATTTGAGCAAAGATAATTAATAAAACTCCAATTACTACCATGTGCCAGTTTTTCATTTCATTTCTCCTTAATAATTCCAAGGTTTAGCATTAGCTTGTTTAGCAGCTTGTTTTGCTTCTTTTTTTGATGGATAAATTATTTCTGATATAACACCTTGGCTAATAGCAGCACCAGTTGTCAATATCAATAACCAATTTTTGTTACGACTTCTGTAAATATGTGCAATCATTTTTTTCCCTTTCACAAGAAATAAGCAACATTGCTTATGTAGAACTATACAGATATTTGTAGAGATTTGTAGAATATTTACTAGGGATATACCCTAATATCTACATTTCTACAAAATTAGGCTAGAATCAAAGATCTACAAAAGGAGAAGTTATGGATACTGTTGCACAAAAACAACACTTTGATAAATTACTAGAAGTATTTGGCAGCTACAAAGATATAGCAGACAAGCTCGGCATGAAGTATGTAACTGTCTACGCTTGGTCAATGCGTAACAGCATCCCACAAAAGCACCACAAAGCCATTATTGAGGCTTCTGAGGGCAAGATTACAGCACAAGATCTTGGCTAGTCTTAATCAGCGCACCATTGCGCTAATGACCGAGAGAGGCTACCAATGCGATGTAGTGGAATCGTACAACGCTTTTACCAAACGAAAAAAAGATTTGTTTGGCATATTCGACATATTGGCTATTGGAAACGGAGAGACAGTAGCCATCCAACTTACTTCCAAAAGCAATATGTCTACTCGGATAAAAAAAATAAGCGAATCGCCTATGTTGCCAGAAGTTTTAAGGTCAAACTGGCGCATCTTGGTTTTCGGCTGGTACAAAAAAGAAAATGGGAGGTATGATTACAAAGAGTTCGAGTTTTGATTTATAATTTAGTCAGCAGATTGATCTCTGTTAGTAATAGTCCACAAGACCCTATAGGGTAGCTTTGAGCATTTAGCAAAATCTGTGGACTGTTTTGTTAAATGAGATCAACTTAGAGCTACCTTATGGGGTTTTTCTATTTCTGCTCGCACTCCAAGCGAAATTAAGTGCTTATATCGGCAGCGTGGAAGAAAAGATAGGCTCACTACTAGGATGGCAAGCCTCGCAGACTTAAATGGGTACTGCACAAATTTGTAGATCAAGGGTGATATATAAGTCTACAAATGATTGAACATTATCTTAGGAAGGATTAGTCTGGTAACAGATGGATCAGGTTGATAAGGCATATCACCTAAAGTAGAGTATTGTCTAAAAGAAAGTAAACAGATGACAGAAGAAGAATACAAAAATCAAGCATTAGCCTTTCTACAGAAAGAAACAAGATTTCCTTGTAATGCTTATCCTTGTCTAGGAGACGATAACGGACATGGGTTTGATGAACACTATGTTTACCATGTTGCCTGGGCAGTTAGAAAGATCAACGAAATAAACCCCAAGATCCATTACGACATTAGCTCATCTCTACATCTCTGTACTACTTTAGCTGCAACTATTCCTACTAAGTTCTTTGACTATCGCAAACCAGACCTACAAGTACCAAATTTGTTAGTAGGCAGAATAGACATTAGTGTAGAAAACCTAGACCCTGTAGAGTCTCTTTCTTGTTGCCATGTTGTAGAACATATTGGTCTTGGGAGATACGGAGATCAACTAGACAATACAGGCGATCTAAAAGCCATCCAAAACCTCAAGAAAAGCGCAGGAAAGCATTTGTTCTTTGTTGTGCCGGTAGGTATCCCATGTGTGGAATTTAACGCGCATAGGATCTATAGCCCTGTTTATATCGCATCTCTGTTCCCAGAGTTTAAGTGCCAAGAGTTTTACCTTATTCCGAACAACGGAGAAAAGCCAAGTGTTAGTCTTATACAAGAGTTAGATCTACCTTATGCCTGTGGGTGCTTTCACTTTATTAGGGAAAATACTTAGGACTTATTTGTAGAACTCGTATAAGATTATTAAAGTTACAAGGGGAAAAAATGAAAGTAATAAAATCAGAGTTCTGGCATATCCTACAAAAGCATATAGCGTTGAGAAAAAAATGAGTGCTTGGCTAATTATCGTTACCGGCTTAATCTATGCCTATATTGGGTGTGAACAAGCCCTAAAAGGGAATATGCCTATGGCAGTTGTATATACAGGGTATGCGTTTAGTAATGTTGGTCTTTACATCTTGGCGAGTAAATAATGCATTGGAATCATAGAGTGGTAGACTTTTCAGACGAGAACGATGGAGAGCCTTGGGTCGAGGTTTGCGAGGTCTTTTACGATAAGAACCATGAGCCTTATTTGTACACAGCAAGAGGTGTTGGTGTAATGGGAGAAGATAAAGAAGAAGTAAAACAGACTTTGTATAAAATGTTAGATTGCTTAAATAAGCCAGTTCTTATGAAAGCAGACTTTAATCAAAACATAAAGGTGTGGATAGATGCTGATACAGATCAAACGAATTAGAGAAAACATAGATGGCTCTGCTAATGTAGAAGTAGTATTTGATAGTCAGGGTCATAAAATGTTGTTGCAACATGGTTTAGAAAGTATGTTGGTGAAGGCAATAGAAAACATGAAAGGGAAAAGGGAAAATGAAATTCGAGAACTTTTGGTTGCAATATCCCAAAAAGGTCGGAAAGCTAACAGCAAAAAGATCGTGGGAAAAACTAAGTCAGGAAAATCAACAAAAGGCACTAGAGGCAATAATAGAGCATCGAAAATACTGGGCAGCAAAGGGAACTGATTGGGAGTTTATCCCTCATGCATCTACTTGGTTAAACCAAGAAAGGTTTGAGGATGAGCTTGTTATCGAGCAGAAAGAAAATAAGAGACCACCATTGCCTTGGTATGCAAGCGATGAACTTACTTTAGCCAAGGGCAGAGAACTAGGATTAAACCCATATGCAGGAGAGTCTTTTGCCCAGTTCAGAGCCAGACTTTCGGCTAAGATCGGCAGCCAGGCAGCTAATCAAATACAGGGCTGATTGGGGATTAAGCAAATTTAGGCAATATCTATCAAAAAATAATATTGATAGTGAAATACTAAGATTGTATGCAGAACAATGGGATCGTGGTAACAGAACAGGAGAATGGGGAAAATGGAAATAGATCCGCAACAAATATTTGATGAGTTAGAACAATTAAAAGCACCATTAAGCGAGGCAGAAGGTAATCTAGCTGGCTTAGAAGGCTCAAGAAGTAGCGTTAAGGCTATTATGATGAAAAAAAGTGGTGAGCAGTCTTTAGGAGGTCAAGAAAGAGAAGCTAATGCAAGCCAAGAATATTTAGATCATAATCAAAAAATTGCAGAAGCAACAAGAATTAGATCATTGTTAAAGTTAGAATTTGCTATTGCACAAATGAAGTTTGAAGCATGGAGAAGCGAACAGGCAACCAACAGAAACATGGATAAATTTACAAGATAATTATGCTAGATAGTGATTTTGTCTACATCTGGGCATTAATTGTGTTTCTCATAGTTTACATTTCTATAAAGATTGGTACAAAATAGTGGATTCTACAAACTACAATTTATACCTAAATAGGTATAAAGAGATGCTAAAAACAGCACACCATTTATCTCAGTTGCTAAAGAAAACTAGAGAAGAAAATGCTATGCTCAGAGCAGAATTAGATAAAAAAACAGGACTAGAAGGAAACCATTAATGATTGACTATGCAGAACTCGTATTAAGACTAAAGACACTAGAGAAGGAATACCACGACTCTATGTTAAAAAAAGATGTAAAACAGGCTTTACTAGCATCAGAAGAACTGGTCGTAGTATCTAAACGCATTCAAGCCTATACCAAAGCGGTAAATGTATAGAAACAAAAAACTGCTAGAAATTGCTAGACTATTACCATGTCAACATTGTGGGATAGAAGATGGCACTTGTGTTGCAGCCCATAGTAATCAGCTTCTCGATGGTAAAGGTAGAGGACTTAAATCGCATGATTATCGTATTGCGACCCTGTGTTATCGCTGCCATGCGGAGGTCGATCAGTCATGCACACTTACGAAAGTCGCAAGGATCGAGATGTGGGAGAGTGCGCATCGTAAAACCATTGGTGAACTTTTTGAACGAGGATATATTGGGGTGATGAAATGAACCCTCACATAGTGGCTTTTGGTGGCGGTGTTGATAGCACAGCTATGGTTATTGGTCTTATCCAAGAAAAACGCCCTATAGACCTTATTTTGTTTGCTGATACTGGTGGTGAAAGACCTGAAACTTATGAATATCTACATATGTTTAGCAAGTGGCTTGTTTCTAAAGGTTTTCCTGAAATTGTTTGTGTTAAAGCTGAAACTCCAAGCAAACATATGGGATTAGAAGAATTTTGTTTGAGCCATAAGACCTTGCCATCTATTGCATTTGGATATAAAAAATGTAGCCAACAATTCAAAGGTGAGCCAC